CGGCACGAAGACCCATCCGCCCCCCAGCCGCAGCGCAAGATTGCCGTCCTGCCCGGCCCAGGCGTTCACCGCCCCCGGCGGCACGGCATAAAGCTCGCCCTCGGGGGCTGCGACCGGCGGCGTGATGACGCCCGTTGACACAAGCGTCAGATGCGTCAGCCCGTCGATGCGCAACAGCGCTTCGTTCACGGTGACATGCTTCTGCGCCTGTGCGGGCGCCAGTAGCGGAAGGGACATGCGCGCAGTGTCAGTCATCGATCTCGATCCTTGCAAATGGCCCCGCGCCGAACCGGTCGGACACCTGGGCAACTTCGATGGTGAACGGCGTTTCGGGCGCATCCGCGCTCCGCATCGCCGCGGTGTAGGTGAAGGCAGGCGCGCTCAGCACCTCCTCCCGAACCACGCCACCCGCATCCCGAATGCGCAGCAGGTAGCTCTCCAAAGCCTCGCCAAGCGGCACCTCGATGCCCTCCCAGCTGTCCCCGTCGATCCGCGTCCGGCGGATCCAGCTAAGCCCAAGGTCGCCCCCGACCGCCGCGGCCCTCAGATGCGCAGGCGCATAGGGCCTCAAGCCAACCCCTTGGAACGCCAGAACCTTATCGACAAAACTCGGATCATCAACGCTCCGCCGCGCGGGGCCCACCCGATAGTGCCGCGCCAACCCCCGGGCCGAGGCAGGCAGCTCGATCTGCCCCGGTGCACCGTCCAGCAGCACGAACAGACTGCCCTCCGGCCAAACTTCGGGCATCACGCCATCCGTCCCCAATTGACCGCGCAGCCTCAGGCCGATCTCCCACAGTCCATCGCCCACCAGCGTGGCCCCGGCGAACTGGATCACCTCCCAGTCGCCATCTCCCCCTGTCCCGATCGCCGCGGCATTGGCCCCGTTGAGAACCGCCTCGGCCTCCGCGGCCGCCAGTTGGCCCGCCGCGATCCGTACCCTGAGCGGCCCGGACCTGTCCCAGGCACCCGGCATCGCCGCGCCAAGCGGCGTCTCCAGCGTCCCCATGACCGCGCGCCGCTCCATGAGACGGTTCAGCACGAACCCATCCGATCCGGGCGCCGCGTAGACCGCGACCGAACCGGGCCAGGGCGTCGCAGTCACGGCCAGGTGCGGCGCATGTTCAACCTCGGCACCGGTCAACAGCGGCAGGTCCAGGAACACCGGGCTCACCGGCACCGGCGCCACGAAGCCCGAGGCCGGCGCCAGCTCTTCCACCTCCTCCGACGGCTCGAAGACCGAGGGCTCCACCCGAACCGCCTCGACTGCGCGCGTGCCGCGGTCCTCGACCCTGTCGATCCGCCAGGTCGACCCGTCGCCCAGCGCCACCATCGCACCCGCGCCCAGCGCCCGCCGCGAGGGCGGCAGCGAGAACCGCAACTGGTCGCGCGCCACGCGCGCCTCGCTCAACCATCTCTCGGCCACGGCCTGCCCCTCCGGCCCGGTCAGCGCCAACGGCACGTCCGAGGCCGCGACGCCATCGGTTCCATCTCCCGGAAAGACCGCTTCCGCGACCCGGTCCTCGTAGCCCGCTTCCGCAGCCACGAAGCCCAGCCGAACGCGTCCCGCCGCCTCGGCCTCGGCGGCCCGCGTTTCCGACAGGCCGCCGTGCCCGTCCTCTTTCACTGCGGTTTCGGCCGGCTCGATCACCGCCGAAGGGCGCTCGGGCAAGGGCAGGAACACCAGTTGCCCGTCGCGCTCCACTGCCTGGAAGCCATAAGCCACCATCAACGCCTGCAGCCGCGCCCGCGCGCTTTCGGTCTCGCCTGACAGATGCCCGCGCACCAGCCCGTAGAGGGCCGAAACATCGTAGTCGAACACCCCGGCGCGCTCGCACAGGTGGGCCACCACATGGTCCAGCGGCACCGCGTCGATCCGCCCCGTGATCCAGTGGCCCAGTCGCCAGTTGGCACCATCCGACCAACGCTCCCGATCATTCGGGAAGGCCGGCCAAGGTCGCGCATCCCAAGCCCAGACATGGGCATGGTCCATCTCCAGCATCGGACCGCCGTAGAGCTCCGACACCGGGTTGCGGCCCGGCGCGTCCCAATAGCTCATCATCGCGCGCAGGTACTGCGCTTGAATCAGGTCATCCCGCCGCCCGTTGGAGTGGCGCGGAACCGCACTTTCCGAGCTTTTCGGATCGTAGAACTTGTTCGGCTCGTTCGTCCCCTTGTCGATCGCAGCACAGCCGATCTCGGTGAAACGGATCGGCTTCGAACGCGGCACCCAGGGCGAAGTGACTTGCACCGGCATGCCACCGCGCCGCTCGACATGAGGCGAAGACCACCAGCCGCGGATATCCTTGTACCGGTAAAGAAAAACATCCCCTTCGCCCGATGGTTCAAAGATCTGGGCCGCCCGCGTCAGACGCCCGGCATCCGTCTCGGGCCAGGCCGCAAGGGGTTCCCCCAGCACGACGGTTCCGGTCGACTGCAACCAGCCACCCTGGTCGCCCCCAGACCATGACCCGCCCTCGAGCGGCCCGCCACCGGTGGTCTCTGCCTGTCCGCGCAAGCGACCGTCGATCCAAAGGCGCACCCGTCCCGGAGCAGCGGGCCGCAGCTCCCACATGACCTCATGCATCCGCCCGTCAAAGGGAAGTTCGGACACCGGCAGGTCCAGCACCGCCGTCACCGCGTCCGACCCGGTCTTGGCCGCGCCGCCATCACCCGCGCGCAATCTGAGTGTCGCGCCACCATCCCGAACGCCAAGCCAGGACCCCGTGCCGGACCCGCCGATCTCCCATAGCGCAGCGTCAACCGGGGTGACCGGCAGGCGCACCATCCCGTGAAACACGGCCGTCAGCTGGCGGATCGTCGGGTCCGTGGCGAATGCACCCGTGGCCCCCGGCGCTGCCGTTTCCAGCGGCTCCGAAACGTGCCACCCGGGCACGCCCGGAACGATTGGCTCTCGCCGTTGCGCGGCGCGAGCCTCCTCGGTCGGATAGTACCAGTCGAACCCCTCGCCGCCCTCGATGTTCGAACGCAGGTAATCCGGGTTGTGGATCACGCCGCACCCGGCATCCGCATGGTCCAGCCCAGCGCGCCAATCGCTGAGCGGCATGTAATTGTCGATCCCGATGAAATCGATCTCGTCATCGGCCCAGAGCGGATCGAGATGGAAGTAGACATCGCCCGAGCCGTCCTGCGGCTGGTAGCCGAAGTATTCCGACCAGTCAGCGGCATAGCTCAGCTTGGCGTCAGGCAGCAGCGCCCGCACATCGGCCACAAGTGCCCTGAGCCGCGCCACGGCCGGAAACCCCGAGGCGTCGCGCATCTGCGTCAGACCGCGCATTTCCGAGCCGATACAGAACGCATCGACCCCACCCGCTGCCGCCGCCAGCGCCGCCGCGTGCAGAATGAAGCGCGTGTAGCTCCATTCTGCCGGTCCGCGATATGTCACCCTACCGGGCATCACGGTGAAATCCCCCGCCGTGACCGTGCCGAAAAACGCATCGACCGCCAGGGCGTTTGCCTGCGTGCCGTCCGGGCTGCCTGCCTGGTCCGGCGCGAGAGCACCGGTTATCCGCCCCCGCCATGGCAACGCCGCCTGCTCATCCCCGCCATAGGGGTCCGGCAACCCATTCCCCTCGAGGATCTCCATCAGCAGGAAGGGATAGACCATCACCTCCTGGCCACCCTCGCGGATCGCCCTGATCGCCTCGATCACCGAGCCATCCGCCGGCGTACCGCCATAGACAGGCCGCCCCTCCAGGCGCGCCAGTTCCTCCGCCGCGGCACGCGTGATCCCGCCCGCGGTCCAGGGCATCTCGGCCCCATCGTGGCGACGGTCCTCCACCTTGGGCCGAACCCGGCAATGCCCGGCCCTCAGATCGTCCCCGAACCACGAGTAGATCAGGCTGACGGATTTCAGGTTCGGCAAGCTGTCGCGCATCTGTCCGAGCGCGATCGCGGCATCCGTACCGCCACTGGCACTGCTGGTGTTGAGCGCCCGAACCTGGCCCAGCCCAAACCGCGCCGTGACCGGCCGCATCGCCAGCGCATACTCGCCCGTCCCCGGCATCAAGGCCACCGAGCGCACCAGATCTGCCGCTGCCGGCAACACCTCCCGCTCGGGCCGGGCCGCGCGCATCACTTCGAACGCAAACTGAGGAACACGGTTGCCGAAAGGCGTAAGGTCGAGATCCTCAAACACCACGTAGGCGATGCCGCGATAGGCAGGCACCTGCCCTGCCCCTTCCACCGCCTCCAGCAACGGATCGGGCATCTGGTCCGCCGTCCCGCGATACACGCGCATCGACACGGTTGTCCGGTCAAGTTCGACCCCGTCCGCCCAGACGCGCCCCACGCGCCGGATCTCTCCTTCGCACAAGGCAACCGCAAGGCTGACCGAATAGGAGTAAGTATGGGTCGTCGTTGTCGGCTGCGGCGGCGCGCCCTTGCCACCCCCGCCTCCCGTGGTGGTGGTGCTGGTACGCTCGACAAAGCGCGTGGCCCAGATCACCTGCCCGCCCAGTCGCATCCGGCCGAACAGCTGCGCCACCGGCGCACCCTCCCCGACTTGCGTCAGGCGGAACCGGTCGATCCGGCCCCGTTCCACAGACTCCGAACCCGAACCGAGCAATCGCTGGTCGATCACCCGGCCCAGTGTCGCACCCACCGCGCGGCCGATCACCGCGCCAGTCAGCCCAAGCACCGTCCCGGATGCCATGCCGCCGATGGCCGCGCCCGCGGCTGAAAGCAGGATCGTCGCCATGCCGTTACATCCTTTCCGGAAACGCGAACCGCGCCGTGATCCGCCGCGCCCAGGGGGGCGTCAGCGCGTTTTCGACAACACCACGCCCTGAATAGGCATGGATGAAGCGGGGCTCGGACCCCACGATCGTTTGCACCCCGAGATGCTTGGCGACCCCGCCGTCCCGCATCCGGAACAACAGCACGTCGCCCGGCGCCGCCTCTGCCAGCGGTCGCTCCACCAGGTGGCGCCGTGCCGCGCGCCACAGCCGTTCCTCGCCCGATGTCTCGGACCAATCCGCGGTATAGGCCGGCACCGTCTCGGGCTCCTGCCCGTAGACCTCGCGCCAGATGCCCCGCAGAAGCCCCAGGCAATCGCACCCCGCACCCCGGCAGCTGGCCTGGTGCACGTAGGGCGTGCCAAGCCAGCCACGGGCAACGTCCACCACACGGCTCACCGCCGGCTCCCCCCGTCCCGAGCCGAGACCCGGCTGGGATGCGCCACCATCCAATCCCCGCTGGGCAGATCGGGAAAGCCGCGGAAATTCAGCAGGTTCGCGAACTTCAGCCGACAGGTCTCCATCCGCTTGTCGCACCCGGCCGAGATCCTGACACGATCCCCGACGGCCAGCTCCGCCCGCATCCTGTCCCACAGCTCGATACGCCGCAGGTCGCCCTCCGGCCGGTCGATCTTGATCGCCCCCTCCAGGCCCTGCGCCACCCCGTCGAGAACCACGCAGCGCCCCCGTTCGAACCAGCGCAGCTCGAACCGCTCAAGTCCCGTGACCCACAGCACCCGAGCGTCGTCCAAGGCCGCGATCTCGACCTCTGCCGAATAGCCCGCGTCGGACAGGTCGACACCACAGTCCGCATCGCCCAGGACCGCCGAACAGCTGCGCTGATAGACCCGGCCCGTCGGCACGTTCAGCCTTTCGGCCAAGCCGCGCAACTCGGCCGTGAAGGCCCCACCGGACCGCGCCAGCTCTCCCAACGTGCCGCGAAACTGCAGCACGCGGTTTTCCGGCGCCGCCCATTGCACCAGCCACGCCTCGACCGCAGCCCCGTCGTAGCGCCCGGCGGCGATGTCAGCCTCGGTGATCGCGGCGTCACTCAACGCGCCCACGGCTTCGGTATTGTCCACCGAAAGGCCCGTGGTCTGCATCAGCGCCGCCGCCGACAGCCCGGTCTCCGGGCGGAAGGTCACACCGTCGAAACTCAGCACCCGATCGTGATCGGTGAAGCCAAAGGTCACACCATCGGCGCGCACCAGCTTCCAGCACCGGCAAACCCCCGTCGCGCCGCTTGCCAGATGGGCGTCCAGCCCCTCTGCCCCGCTCAAAGCCGGATCTCCACGATCGGCACGTTCGGCACCTCGCCCGCCTGGAAACTCGCGACCGAGGTCTGGATCACGTCCGTGTCGAAGCGCACCGGCACGTCGAACTCGAACCCCGCCGTGATGACCTCGCCGGCGTCGGGCGGCTCGGCGAAAACCACTTCGCCCGTGCCCGCGTCCAGCTCGAAATCCACGCCCAGCACCTGCGCGTCGCCCGAGACACCGACCACCACCGTGCCCTCGACGGGCTTGGCCACCGGGCGCAAGTAGACATGCTCGCCCGAGCGATAGCTCTTCGTCAGCCCAAACACCCGGCGCACCCCGTCCGCCACCGCGATCTCCTGGTCGCGGAACGCCGGGCTGGCCGAGGGCGCGCAGCTCTTGAAATCCGACCAGTCCTTCCAGCGGAACCCGTAAAGCTGCCCGCGCCGCGCCTCGAAAAACGCGATCAGCACCGCGATATCGTCCAGCGAGC